ATATTGTTTCATCCACCGTTCCCTCTGTGATTAGATGAATGTATGTGCAAACATTCTTCTGCCCAATACGGTGAATTCTTGCAAGGCTCTGTGAGTACGCTGCATAATTAAAATTGACAGAATAATATACACAGGTATCGGCAGCAGTTAGTGTGATTCCAAGTCCTGCAGTATCAATCTGGGCCAGAAAGACCTTTGTATCTGCGTTTGTCTGAAAGTCTTTGACTATGCCACCTCTATCTTCCAGTTTCACATCTCCATATATGGCTCCATACTTGATTTTTTTCTTTGTAAGCATTTGACCGATTAAATCTATCTCCGGTCTAAACCTTGCAAAGATTACAAGCTTTTTGTCTGCATCCACCACATAATCATCAATGATTTCTTCTAAAGCATTAAGCTTTCCTTTACTTACAAGCTCTGCTTTTTCAGATCCGTCAGCCACCAAAAAACCACCTGTAAATTGCTGTAATCTCAGGAGCTTAGTTAGTACAGTTGTGACTGTAACCTTTCCACCGCCATCAAGCTCGGCAAAACTTTCTCTTTTAATCTTGTTATATATATTCTTTTCCTTTGCAGATAGAGTTATTCTTCTCTCAAGGAATGTCTGCTCCGGTAAGTCCAAAGCCTCTTCCTTTGTAACTCTGTAGGCTATTGAATGCTCCTTTTGGATCAGCTGGTCAAGGTCTCTGTAACCTACAATCTGATGCCTGTTAAAGCCTCCCATTATTGCATACCTATTTCGGAATTGATAGAAATTCGTTCCGAAGATTGTCGGATCTAAGAACCTGTATTGGCTATACAAATCAATAGCATTATTTTGCACCGGAGTTCCTGACAGTATTAGCTTGTATCGTGCCTGGTCTCCCAATTTATGGATTGCCTTTGACTGCTCCGCATCATGAGTCTTTATTCTTTGACTCTCGTCACATATAATCATGTCTGCATCCCAGTTGTATAATGCCTCGAATATATCTTCTCTCCATGTGCTTTCATAATTAATTACTGCCACCTTTAATGCTTTAAATGGGAAACCGTCCAAGTCATAGAGTGCCTTGATTCTTTTATCCTTATCTCCCAAAAGAACTTTTACTATTGCCTTAAAGTCTGCGTAATCGTCAAACTCTTTAGGCCACACACTGCAGACTGATGTGGGTGCTATAATCAGCACTTTTTCTATTTTTTCAAGCTTATAAGCTATACCCAGTGTGGCTATAGCTGTGAGTGTCTTTCCGCATCCCATTTCGAATAGAAATCCGAAACCTTTATTCATTTGCACCATCCTCACCGCATGAATCAAACTTGTATTCTATATCTCCTCCTCTTAAATCACAGAACTTTGCCTCATAGTGGATTTCTCTGCCCTTATCTATCACCGCCAATACATGCAGCAATTGCGTCCCATCCGGAACATTTATTTTTATTTCCTTCATACTTCTCCTTTGTAATTTCTGTGCGATTCCTTTCATCACAAATGTGGCGCACGGCAAAGCTATTCCATTTCCCCACATTTTATATTTGGCTGAATCACTTTCAGGGTCTTTCAACCATTTTTTGATTTGATTTTCTGTCTTGTCTTTTCTTGCTATTCCAAGTGCTTCTGTATGTTCTTTGAATACACTTTTCCAATAAATTACTTCATCCTCTGTTGGATTGATAATTGACAAGTTATCCGCCCATCCGTCAGGGAACCCCTGTAGCCTTCCGCACTCTGTCGGTGTCAACCTGCGTACTATGTACTCATTTATAATTGCCTGCTGATTGTCGCCCGGCTTTGCTCTGATCGTACCTGTCTTCCCATCTTCATAATAATGTCCACCCACTCTGGAAACTGTCCCGGGTTCAAAAGCCACAACTAAATCTGTAGCATCCTTAAAGTCCCTATGCTTAATTGAAGAGGCCTTACCCGAAGGCTTGTATTCTCCAAAGCCCTGTATAGCATATGTCTCATGTGCAACTGCACTGGGTCCTCTGGCAACTATTGTTTGTGCAATATCTTCTGCAATGCCTATGTCGTACTTCGCATTTATACCTTGATTGAATGCTGCCCTGTCAATTGAATAAGCAATTGAATGCCTATCAGCTGTAGTTAAGGCATAAGCAGGATCATCTTCATCTCCTACTCCAAAGCCGTTTGCTGTCTTTTGGCTCTTGTATCTTGAAGCTTTATCCATTACCGGGATTACAACTCCTATAGTTGCTTGCCCTGTATTTGAATTTCCTTGTGTCAAACAAGGCGAAATCTTCATACTTATTGGATCTTGTGTGATATGGAATGCTTTTATTTCTTCAAGAAGAATAGGAACATTTCCTCCTCCAGTACCCATCCTGCCGGTAAGAGTTTGAACTTTGCCATCTTTGCATATATCTACTCTGCTGTCCGCTGGATGATTTTCTATAACTATAAATTGACATTCACCTGATTTCTCAATGCTTTCTCTAAAATTTCCGGAAGCTTCTTCTTTTTCCTTTCTGCTCTTACAAGAATCCCCTCGCAAGCTGTCTTGCTCAAATAGTATTTCGGGTGCGGTGCCACCTCCAAAATCTGTGACAAGGTAGATTCTTTTTCTTCGCTGGGGAACTCCCCAGTATTGTGCATCAAGTGTTCTCCATGCCACGGAGTAGCCATCTGCCATGATTGTTCCACTCTTTTCCCATTTGTTTTTCGGAGGTCCAGGAATAGAAACTTCTGCATCTGCGACTCTACAGATTTCTTCAAGGACGCACCTGAAGTCTTCTCCCTTGTTACTTGAGAATGCTCCGGGGACATTTTCCCAGACCATATACCTTGGTCTGATTTCTTTTCCTGTTCTTCCATCTGCCTTATCACTTTCCCTCATCTCCTTTACAATTCTTATCTGTTCTCTGAATAAATTACTTCGTGAGCCATCCAATCCCTCACGCTTTCCGGCTATGCTCATATCCTGACAAGGTGAGCCACCAGTTATAACTTCTACTTTTGGTATTTTCGCACCATCAAGTTTTTTAATATCACCAAGGTGCAACATCTTAGGAAATCTTTTTGTTGTCACTAATATAGGGAAAGGCTCTATCTCACTTGCCCACACAGGAGTAAAACCTACAAGCTGCCCCGCCAGTTCGAACCCTCCGCTTCCACTAAATAAAGCACCTAGCTTCATCTGAGATTTCCTTTCACTACTTTTCTATCCTTCTTTTTTAGCCATAATATTCTTTGTCCACAGTTGTAGCAGTGATTTCTATTAGTTTTTCTTATTAAACTTCCACACTCAGGACATGAATATATACCGGTATTTCTCTTTACAAGTAGCTTCCCTACCTCATATTTGTTAACCAGCCTTGACACCTGCTCAGACATTTTCTCATAGTCTTCAATGATATCCATGGCTACCTGTAAAGCATCCATATCGTCACGCCATACTTTACTTCCGTCTTTTGCCATATCCTTTGAATTCTGATATAAGTCTTCAAGTTGTGATATAACTTTCTTGTAGTACTTACTTGTCTTTTTCATCATTTTCCATTCTTTCTTGCCTTTCCAACATATCAATAGCCATATCTAATGCTGTCACTATTTCCATAAATTGCTTAACTTCCTTAGATTGTGTATGGGAATAAGGTGATTGCACATACCTTTGCTTATACTCAAATTTTGCGTACTGTAGTGGTTCAATAATTTTCTTCTTAAAGTCAGTCATTCTTACCTCTCATTTTCTACTGGTGGCTCAATTAGTCCAAGAACCATTAGTGCCATATTGTACCCTCTGATCTGATGCTTAAATGGTGATACCTTAATTGGTGGATCTATCATTGGTACAGGGTTCTCATTTACTCTTTCCTTGTCTACTGCTGCCATGATTCTATTCAGTCGCTTTCGCTCAGCTTCTATGCTCACTGGAAGGTTCACAAGGCCAGCTAACTTATTCAGCAACTCGATATCTGCTACTCCACTCAGTGTCTGACTTGCTCTACTCCATTTCATCTTTCCCCAACTTTTTATAATCTGGAACTGAACATTGTCCGCTTCCTTTATAAATATCTGACCTTCTTTTAATGCCATCTTCAAGTCTTATCACCTCCCTAAAAGCAATCGTAATAGCATAGTTAAGATGACACCGTTTAGAACAACACACCCTATCCCTGTGCATATAAAAACAGTCCATATCAGTTTTCGTCTAAGTCTGTCTATTACATCAAATCTTCTCTCCAGTCTGATTATTGACTTTCTTAACAGATCTGTTTCTCTTATTAAAACACTATTCTTATTTTCTATTTCTCTGACCAGAATGCTGTATTTGTTCTCCAATTCCTGCAGGGAACTTTCAAGTTGATTCTCCTCATCATTTTTCTTTAATGTTGGTATCTCTACCCCTTTAAGCATTGTACTCACCTTCTTATACCTCCTTTAGTTATCCACATACTTATCCACTTATTTATCCACATTGAATATCTATTACTTGCTGTTCTGAAACCGATTGACCTTTGGTTGTACCTGTTTTATGCTCTCTAGGCTTCTTGGGTCTGTCATGGAACAGGTTCTCCAAAAGGTTTTGAAGAAATAACTGTTCCCTTTTTGCTCCCTGAGTTTTCTTTGGGTTGCTGTATTAGGTGCCTGCAGTACAAGTCGTTTCAGACCTGTCATCGGTGCTATGCCCCCACACATCCGGGCTTCCGATGTTCTCTCACTGTGTGATTGCCTCCGAGCCGTCTTTATTTTACTTGGGCTTGCGCTCCCTATCCCAATGACGACAGCCATCCGTACAGGCTTACTTCCTGCTGCCGGGACGACTTATCGCATCGGCTCGTCCACACCATCGTTTTTATACTGGTCGAAGCATCCCAGTTTATTCTCTATTCAGTTTTTGGTATGATGCATACACATCTAATTTGTTTCTTTGTAGTTGGATCCAGAACGGATAAAGTATAATTAATCTTTCCTTTGTCTGTTCCACTCCTGATAAAGCCTTTCTCATATAGGTGTTTTCTTGCATATCTGGCACTGACACCTTTTAAACTGCAATAGCTGTTAAATTCTGAAGTAGGTATTCTGTACTCCGATTCAGTCAGCTCCCTATCTCTTATCAGTTCTTTTACAAAGTCCTCTGTATCAATTAAGGCCGTCTGCCTGCTTAATGCTATCCACTCTGAAAGCTCATCAAGACCATTAATCTCTACATCCGCCTTTTCAAATACATCAAGTATCATCGGTATTCGCTCATTCGGGGCCGCTGCCAGTATCTTAGCTATCTGAATAGCTGTTTTTATATCCAGTGTTTCCATATAGCCTCCGACTTAGATTGCCTGCTGTGCCTTGTCTGCACTGTATGGCTCTCCACCTCTTGCTATTTCTCTGTACATGGTCGTTGAGTGTACCCCCATTAGAAGTGCCATCTCATCTATCGTTTTTCCTTCTTTGTACAGAGTTTCAATCTTTTGTCTATCCTCGTAGGTTAGACGCTTATAAGTCTTTCTCTGTCTTACCCTCACCTTCTCACCTCCTCATTTTGGGTAAAAAAATAATGCGTCAGAGTTAAACTCCAACGCATTATCGTTGTTTTTATATAAAAAAAGATAAATGCGAGCCGAGTTACAACTCTTTTCGCATTTATCTTAGTACTTCACCAACCCTTTAAAGTTAACATGAAAGTAAAGAATTTATTTCCACTTAAAGCTCTTTGCCATAAGCTTTGCCGCCTTATTTACAGATTCATCACCGTCAAAGTTTGACATAAATACCATAACAAACTTCTTATCTCTTAATATATAATATTGTCGGTCTATCTCATCACTGCCGTTCATTTTTATATCAAAAATATACATTATATCTCCTGCATCGGTTTTGCCTGATGAACCGGTAACCGTAGCATCTATACCTGATTGCTTTATCTGCATATTTAACTGCCATGTGGTAGACTGTGCAAACTTTTCACTTTCATCCAAATTATAATTTTGATGTCCCTCATTTATTGAGATATTATTGGGTCTTGAATCATGTTCATGTCCCTTTACCACATAAAAATATCTTCCGCCTCCTGACTGCTCCTTAGCTTCACCAAATCCGTCAGCTACAACAAAGCTTCCAAAATCCTTATCGACTCTTTGCCCGTCTTCTGTATTGTTACCGTCCTTTTGTGAAGTCTTTACAGTGCTGTCTTCTACTTTTGCAGATGTCCCCATATCTGCCTGTTTATTTCCACAAGCAGACAGCATTAAAATCATAAGTGATAACAGATACAAACTCTTCTTCATAAAATATGTCCTCCAAAAAGTAAATTATCAGGTCTAAAACTACTAACCTATGGATATTTTACTACTAATTTATGCCGCCTGTACATATGGTTAAAAAATAAACTTCATTTGCTCCCGCATCTTTTAAGATTTTTGCACATTTTTCTATGGTAGTACCTGTAGTGTAAACATCATCTACAATTAAAATGCTCTTTATATTTTCAGACAGACTCTTTACTGCAAATGCATTGTCAAGATTGTGAAGCCTTTCATTACGATTAAGCCCCTTTTGATCCTTTGTCTTTTTTACCCTGTATAAATATTTTGTATATACAGGAATATTCAAATACTTTGACAAGCACCTTGCAAGTATCTCGGATTGATTGAATCCTCTTTGCCTTTGTTTTGAACTATGAAGAGGAACGGGAATAATACAATCAATATTTGCGGCTTCTATAAACTTCTTATATCTAATTGTTAAAAGCTTTGCAAATCCTTCAATATACTCTCTTTTATTGCCGTATTTTATCTTAAGTATAATATTAGCCATATTATCGGTATAATTGCAAAGAGCTCTTCCTGATACAAACTCTCTTTCACATTTACAGTCATCACAGTAGGCATCATCCGATGAGATTATCTCCTTCCCACATCTTATGCAGTAGGGTGATTTTACAAACGGAAGCCCTCCTATACAACTCTTGCAAATCAGATGCCCTTTTTCTCTCACAATTTCTCCACATACCGGGCATCTCCTTGGAAAAACAGCATCAATTATCTTATCACCTATTGCCTTAAAAATCTCATTCCTCCTTAGACAGTGCCGCAAGCTCCTTTATTCTTTTTTTCAGTCCTGTATATCTTGCCATCTCCTTTGTATTTTCCACCATTGCATAAAAGACTTCAGGTATACCTACCAGTACCACACATTTTTTAGCTCTGGTAATGGCTGTATAGATAAGATTTCTGTTCATAAGCATGGCAGGTCCTTTGTATATGGGTATGATTACTGCCGGATACTCGCTTCCCTGTGACTTATGTACTGTGATGGCATAGGCAAGTTCTATTTCATTAAACTCTGAAAACTCATATTCACATACCCTTCCGTCATCAAAACAAAGTGTAAAACTCTCTGAAAGCATGTCTATTTCTTTTATAGTACCGATATCACCATTGTAAACTCCAAATCCCTTATCTGTAGGTATATGCTTATCATTGTATACAAACCACTCTTTTTGGTAATTATTTTTTATCTGCATCACCTTGTCGCCTTCTCGAAATACTGCTGTATCATACTCTTTTTCTTTTTTTTGTTTACTTGAAGGATTTAGGCTTCTTTGCAAAAATGAGTTTAAAGCTTCCACACCCAGCGGACCCTTTCTCATAGGTGTCATTATCTGAAGTTCATTGCTTGTGGCATTTACATAGTCAGGCAGCTTATCACGAACCAGCGATATGACTGAACCTGTCACATTGTCCGGATTGCTCTGCTTAATAAAAATAAAGTCATTGCTCTTTCTTGACAGATCAATCTCTTCATTTGTCATTATCTTATGTGCATTTATTACAATATCACTCCTGTCCGACTGCCTGTAGATTTTATTCAGTCTCACTACATTGAAGCAATCCGACTCTATCAAATCTTTCAGTACAGTCCCCGGACCAACACTTGGAAGCTGATTTATATCTCCCACCAAAATAAGTCTGGTTCCGACAGCCACCGCCTTTAAAAGAGCGTTCATCAGGAAAATATCCACCATACTGACCTCATCTATGATAATTATATCCGCTTCAAGCGGATTGTCCTCATTTCTTTCAAAATGTGTTCCGATATTTTTTGATATCTCACTGCTGTTTGGAGTGATTTCAAGCAGTCTGTGAATAGTTTTGGCTTCATAGGAAGTCGCCTCCGACATTCTCTTTGCAGCTCTTCCGGTAGGTGCGGCTAAAGATATGCTCTCTCCCTCACTTTCAAAGTATTTTATAATAGTATTTATAGTGGTGGTCTTACCGGTTCCCGGCCCTCCTGTAATTATTATCAAACCGCTGCTTATAGCTTCAATTACCGCCTGCCTTTGCAAATCGTCTAAGACAATACCTTCTTTCTCTTCTATATTAAGGATTTTTTCTTCTACTTTATTTGAATCATACTTTGCCTTTATATTAATATCTACAAGCATCTTTGCAACAGCCAGTTCCGTATAATAGGACTGTGTAAGATATACATTATTTTCTGTATCTTTCTTTACTACAATTCTTTTTTCTATCTGCATTTCAGCCAGTAGTGAATTAAAGTCAAATATATTTTCTCCGAATAACTCTAAAAACTCATTTTGCAGTATGCCGTCCGGCAAATAAAGATGACCTGAGAGCATGGCATTTGACAATATATATTCTATTCCTGCAATAGCACGAAATTTTGAATCCGCTGTAACTCCCACCTTGTTTGCAATATCATCTGCAATCTTAAAGCCGATACCGTCAATATCATCTGCCAATCGATACGGATTGGTCTCAATAATATTGTAGACTTTGCTACCGTATTCCAAGTATATCTTTGCGGCAAGCTTCATACTGATGCCGAACTTTTGCAAATAAATCATGGCATCACGCATTGACTTCTTTTCCTGTATTTGTTCACTTATAGACTTGGCAAGCTTAGCACTTACTCCTTTTACTTCCACAAGTCTTTCAGGCTCTTCTTCCATTACTCTTAGAGTATCCAGCTTGAACTTTTTGATGATTCTCTTTGCCAGTGCCTCACCAACTCCCTTTATTGCGGAAGATGCCAGATACTTCCCAATACTGTCAAGCTCCTGCGGCTCTGTTATTTCATATTCATCAACAAAAAGCTGCTCTCCATAGTTTGGATGCAGCTTCATATTTCCTTTTGCCTTTATAAATTCGCCCTCAGCAATATAGTTGAAAGTGCCTACAAAGACATAACTGTCATCGTCACTCTCTACACTAAGTACAGTATAGCCATTATTTTCATTTCTATAAATGATTTTTTCAATATAGCCTGATACTGTCTGCATATTATTTTTTTGATTCTCCCTTTACACCTTCAATAAACTTACCTGTACCGATTGCAACGGCTGTCAAAGGATTGTCTGCTATAACTGTATTGATACCTGTTTTCTCCTCAATAAGTGAATCAAGACCTGAAAGCA